TATTGATTGAGTAAATCTTCTGCCGATTGAGCACATTCTTCAACAGTGCTGTCTGAATACAACGAGCCTATTCCTAAATTGGCTCTTAGCTCTGCAACAGTTACATACGTGGCTGGCATTGTATTCCTCTCTAAAAAAGCTCCCTAGGGCTAGGGCTACTAAACCCTAGGGATTATTTATTTAATCGGTGTTATCAGGTCTTCTTGTACTTGATAATTCCGTTAGGCATTTTGGCTAGTGTTGCCATGTATCCGTAAATTGCTACCTGTACCTGTAGATTTGAAACTACATTTACGCTCATGTAATTTTGTGCTGAGCGATATACAGTGAAAGCCTCTGGTGCAAGGATAACTGCTGAATCGTCATCAAATGTAGTAGCTGTGAAGTTCTTGTCTACGTATAGATCAAGTCCAAGCACTGACCCTCTGATCGACTGTGGGCCAACTTGACCAGCAGCGTTCATAGGTTGTAGGGCATTAAATACTGGACGCTTTGTTGTATCTTGCGCACCAATTAACGCACCCCATTGTGCTGGGTTAGCGATGTAATTCTGTGCAAAGTAACCAGTGTTTGAGTAGATAGTACGTGCGCCTTCTGTTGTAAATGCGACAATACCATCTAGATCAGCAGTTGTATTTGTACCATTCATACCAGCTGCAAGAAGTGCAGTTAATACTGTTGTATCAATTGTTTTTAGATAAGCTTGTGTTAATTGATTGGTCAATTCCTCATAGAAGCCAGGATATCCCGCTCTTTCTAAAAGCTCGATGCTGAGCGTGTTCATGCCACTGTACTTGGATACAGTTGCGCTCAAATAATTTGTTTCCATGCCAGTATTTTGTACTGCGCCGCCTTCGGCTTCTACAGTAACTACTGGTGCTACACCTGTTCCACCGCCTGAGCTAGTGACAAGTGAAGGCACATTGATTGTAAGACCGTTTTGCGGTAAAACGCCTTGTGAACATGCATCAATAGCAGGTGTGCCAAAGCGTGTATTAGTTACAAACTCGGCTAGATATTGTGTTGGATTAAATGCGCCGTTATTTGAAAACGCATCATCCGCTGCTGTTACATATAGCTTTGAATCATCATTACCTAGTGCAGCCTTAATCTTGTGCTCTGTGTAAGCAGCCATAGATGTAATTGGCGTACGGATAGATGTTTGAATTAGTGGTGCTGTAATAACTGGGCGTGCGGCTTCTACTGTAGGAGTAGCAGCCTCTGCCTTTGCTTCTTGTGGCGCTGTTGCTAAATCTTCCACAGGAGCCTCGCTTTCTTTAGTTTCGATTGGTGTCTCTGTTTCGCTTTCGCTAGCAGCAACTTTAGTTACTTGAGCGTTACTAAACGCTGGGCTTTCGACTAGGCTAACCTCTTTTAAGATTGCGCTAGTTACATATAAATAATCTTTTTTCTGTACAGACTTGTTTACGTCAACTCCTACAGACAGGCCGTCAATTAACTGCTCACTTGCAAGCACTAGAGCATCTTGACCTTGCATAGATGCACTAATCTTAAAACTAGCGTAGATGCCATCTTCTGCTTGATTAAACTTCTGCATACGGCCTATTGGTTTCTCTGCGCTGTGTTGCATAAGCATCTTAATCTTGCCTGGGTCGCCTATCTCTATTGATCCTTTAGCAAATACAACTTTGCCTACAGAAGTATTACCTACTTCTTCAAACGGCACGATTTTGCCTGCTATAACTCTGCGCTCATTATCTGCACTTTCTATCTGACTACTGAACGTAAGTAACATCGCCGCTCTCATTTCCGTTAGGTGTTAGGTCTTCCATTTCTTTTGCTTGCTCTAAATCTATAAGTCCAAGGGCTAGCATCTTCTCTATTGTTTCTAGTCTTGCCTTATCATCTGATCTTAAGAAAGTCTCACTTATGTTAAAACGCACAATATGTCCGGCAGCTGTTATATCGTTCATGCTTAGGCGATCTTCTATGGCACAGATATAAGGCTGTAGTGAATAGGCTACAAACTCTTTACGACCATCAATTATATTTTGATAAGTCATGCTGTTATTCATATCTGCACTTATGTAATATGCAGGTACGTTCATGGCTCTAGCCACTTGCGTGGCAAGGTACTGTTGGCTTTCCGAATACATCATATCTTTAGGACTAAAACCCACTGCCTCGTAAGATAGTGTGCTAGTTAAATATGCTGTGCTTCTATTTTGACGTGCTGATTTCCATGCGGCTAATAATCCTTGTACTTGTGCTTCTGGCATATCTGCGCCGGTGTTTTTAATAAATCCTGTTGCCATTGGTGTTGCAGCAGATACAGCTGCGGCTTTTTCTAAATCTAATGCACTTTGTATTGTTCGTGCAGAAGTTTGTAATACACCTTGTGTTAATCCTTGAAATGTAATAAGTGAACCAATACCAGACATAGGTGCTTTAACACCATCTACAAAGTATTCATCTACTTCTGTGCCAAATTTGTTAGTCGTAAATGTAACTCGGTTATTAGCAACCCATTCAAATCGTGATGGTCTTAAATCATCTGCATATAATTCTGTAACACGCCAATATGCAACGCCATAAAATATAAGACTATCGACAGTCCACGAGATAGTGACGGATCGTGGCTGTCGAATATCTGGTTGATCGCACCAGAGTGGCTTCGCTAATTCTGCACCTGTAGATTTTTTATACAGCTCTAATGGTAAATAACTTACCACACCTGCAATTAAATTACGGCAACGCGAGACAGCTGGTACTTGCATAGCAAGGTTGCGATCTAATCCGCCAGGGAAATTACCTACACCTGTTGTAAATGAACCATAGCCATAAGCTGTGTCCATAATGGCAGGGGCGTATTGCGCTTGGACAGATTCAGTTTTTTTGGTTATACCCAAAGCAGACAATAGACCCATATATATACTTTATACCATAAAACGGACTAATGGTGCAAGTTAAACAAGTATTTGCGCGGTTTGTTGTGGGCGTGTCAACTGGCTTACGACCATGGCCAAAGATATTGCAGCTGTAACGTCACCGGCAGATTTTCTACGTATTATGCGCCAACCTGCATCGCTAGTCTTTGCAGCACAATTATTTAGGTGCTGTACTAGATCTGCCTGACCACTATGCACCATTCTGCCGTTAGCCATAGCATCGGATAGATCCGAGCATGCCTGGTAGAAGGCTTGACCCGACACATCTTGCATGCGCCATCCGCTTTGCTCTAATCGTGTTGCTATTGACTGCGTGGCGTACTTGTCAAAGCAAATTATATGTGGATGGTACTTGCGTGCCCACTCATTTACATCACTTGCCATTTTAACTTCATCTATTGCAATATCACTATGCCACAGCTGTGCAAGTCCGACTGCTATTTTGCCGTCTTTCATTTGACCCATAATTAACGCACCTGATCTGCGTGTAGGTGCAATATCAAAGGCCATTATAGTCATTGGCCCGACAGGAATCTCTAGCGTGCTGTCACTGCATGCTTCTATACTTCCATAGACCCAAGGGCTGACTGCACTATCTACCCACTGACATAACATCTCTGTACGTGTAGCTTCTATGCTGTTTGTGTTTACAGCTTCTTCTAGTGTCTCTTCTGTTACAAAATATCCTAATGCTGGATTAGCCATTGCCCATGCTTTGCGATCATTTATTTTGCAGTGCTGTGGTGCTGACCATTCGTAATAACCTAAAGTAACAGGCGGATAAGATAATGAACGTTCTCTTAAATCATTGAGCACTGTACTAAACCCATCACCAGCATTACTTGTCATTAAAGTCATTGAATTAGATCTAGCACGTGTTACTGGTAATGCAGCTGTAAATGCTTCTTCTGACCATTCACGTAATTCATCTAAATATAAGAAGTCGGCAGTCTTACCACGCGGTGCATCTCGTGTAGCTGCTGCTATTTCATACCTTGCGCCATTAAGTAGTGTTATTGATTCTTGACCATTAGCCAGACGTATCTGTCTTACCTGATCTTTTAAGAATTGATTATCTTCTATTGTGTATGCAACATTTCTGAATGTATCTAATGCCATATTACGGTTAGAGGACATGCCCAACACATTTTTACTGCCCCATAAGAATAAATGAGCCAGGATAAGCATACGTGCAAGGTGAGTCTTCCCGGATTGTCTGCTAACCAGGATTAAGCCACTTTTCTTTACCCACATATCTTTATCATCAATAGATAACAGATCATCTAGCACCCAGCGTTGCCAGGGTATAAGCGGCATTCCAATTTTTACAGCTAGATCTGCAACTTCTTGTGATTTAGATGGGCCTTTTAATAAAGGCGTGTGGATTCTAGGCTCAGTGCTGCCAATTAGCCCGACCCCTCGTGGCGTCTGTTTTAGTTCCGTATCACTTTGCATCGAAGTCAAGCGTATCAGGTTTAATAAATGGTGAGTCCGGCACTGTTCGCACCGTCTCAGGGAGAGAACGTTGTGAAAAGACAGGGGGGGTCGCCT